CTGGTCATCCCGTACGCTCCGAAATTTTCTTTCGGGTCGGATCAGGCCGGCGTTGGGTGCCGGTCGGTCATGATGGGCCCGTGATCGGTCGGGATGCCGGGTGAGTGGCGTCGATCGTCGGGGCCGGGTGGAGCTCGGCTTGTCGAAGGATTTGCAGGACCGGCCCGACATCGGCAGCGCCGAACGGGTTGCCCTCCGCGCCCAAGCGCGAGCGTTGGACGTGGCCGAGCAGCTGCGCGACCCCGACCTGGTGAGTCGGGCCAGTGACGTCTACCTCCGTGTCCGCCAGGCGGCGGGGCTCTGCGCCGGCGCCGCCCCCGTCGTCGACAGTTTCAGCGAGCTCATGGGCCAGCTGGGGATGCCCGACCCCAGCGTTCGCCACCCCGCGGACTGACAACCGGCTGACGTTCGGCCCGGCCGTCGGGAAACTGGCGGCGTTGATGGGCCGCCCGTTGATGCCGTGGCAGTCCTACGTGGCTGACGTCGCCCTCGAGGTCGACGACGACGGCCGTTTCGCCTACAAACAGGTGGTCGTGACGGTGCCCCGCCAGTCGGGCAAGACCACGTTGTTCGGCGCCGTGATGGAACACCGGGCCCTGCTCACCCCTCGAGGTCGGGTGTGGTTCACGCAACAGTCGGGCAAGGACGCCGTCGACTGGCTGCTCAATGAGCACTTGCCGATGCTGGCCGGCCTGGCCCAGTTCGTGCACGTGCGCCGGGCCGCCGGCTCCGAACACATTCGCTGGCCGTCGGGGGGCATGGTGCGCCCGTTCCCACCCACCCCGGCGGGGCTCCATTCGAAGCTGTCCGATCTGGTCGTCGTGGATGAGCCGTGGGCGTTCGACCTGGTCCGCGGTAGGGCGTTGGATCAGGCCATCGTGCCGACCCAAGCGACCCGACCCAACGCCCAAGTGTGGAAGGTATCGACCGCCGGCGACGCCACGTCGACCTGGTGGCTGGGGACCGTCGAAGCGGGCCGCGCCTCGGTGCGCGCCGGGCGGCGCGACGGCATGGCCTTTTTCGAGTGGGCGTGTCCCGACGGTGTCGATCCGTGCGCCGAGACGGCGTGGCCGACGTTTCATCCGGCGTTCGGCAGGACCATCGGCGCGCCGGCGATGCGCGCCGCCCTCGAGCTCCTGGGGCCGGAGGAGTTCGCCCGTGCTTACGGCAACCGCTGGGTGAGTTCGGTCGCCCGGGTCATCCCGGCCGGCGCCTGGCGGGCGGCCGCCACCGGCGATCAGCCGCTACCCAGCCCGGGCGGGGTGGCGTTCGGATTCGACGTGGCCTTGGACCGGTCCGACGCCGCCATCGTGGCCTGTTGGACCGATCCCGCCGGCGCCTGCCACCTCGAGGTGTCCGACTGGCGCGAAGGCACCGGCTGGCTGGTACCGAAGCTGGGCGAGCTCGTCGACCACTGGCACCCGCGCCAGATCGCCTACGACGCGGCGGGGCCGGCGTTGGACGTGGCCGACGACGCCGGCCGCGCCGGGCTGACCGTGACGCCGGTGAAGGCCCGCGATTACGCCGCGGCGTGCGCCGGACTGCTCGAGGCGTTGACCGCCGATCCGCCCACGGTGCGCTACCGACCCCACCAAGCATTGGACGACGCCGCCGCGGCGGCCACCATGCGGGCGTTGGGGGATGCGTGGGCGTGGGGGCGGCGCTCGAGCTCGGTGAGTCTGTCGGCGTTGACGGCGGCCACCGTGGCCCGCTGGGCCGCCCTTCATTCGGAGCCGTCGGCGCCGTTCCGCATCTACTGACCGGGCGCTTACCGTCCGGTAACCTGCGGTTTCAGTGTCGGTAGTGGTCGCCGGCGGCGCCCCGCCCTGGTCTGTCGGCCGCCAAGTCCAACCCCGCGACAGCGGGAGCCTGATCCCGCCGCCGATGGCGGCCACCGTCGGCCTGTACGTGTACGACACCCAGTCGGCGCGTCGGGTGCCGGGCGTGGCCCGCTGTATTCAGCTGTACGGCGGCATGTGCAAGCAGATGGAGCTCGACGTGTACCGCGGCGCCGACAAGCTGCCGACGCCGCGCCTGGTCGACCGCCCCGACCCGCTACGGGGGCGCCCGTGGTTCGTGCAGGTATCGGTGGAGGATTACCTGTTGAACGGCAACGCCCTCAGCCTGGTCACGACGCGGGGGGCCGATGGGTGGCCGACGTCGGTGCAGTGGCTGCCGGCGCAGTCGGTGTACATCACGTGGACGCCGTACGACCCCGACACCGGCATCCAGTATTTCTATTACGGCACCCCGCTACCCATCGAAGATGTCATCCATGTGCGCCGCGGCGCCGACCGCTACTTTCCGGTGCGCGGCGTCGGCGTGGTGGAAGAGTTCCTGTCCACCCTCGATCGGGTGGCCATGGAGGAGGAATACGAGCGTTCGGCGTTGGGGGCGGGAGCGGTGCCGTCGGTCGCCATCATCGCCCCCGGCACCCTGTCGCCCGAAGTGGCCGCCGAAGCCAAACAGGACTGGCTCACCAACTACGGCGGGCCCGGCCGCGTCCCGGCCATCCTGCCGAACGGCACCCAAGTCGTGCCGTTGGCGTGGTCGCCATCAGACACGCAGCTGACCGAAGCGCGGCACATGTCGCTGATCGATGTGGCCAACGCCTTCAACGTCGACGGGTTCTGGCTGAGCGCGCCGGTGGCCGGCATGACCTACAAGACGGCGAACCCGCAGTACCAGTCGTTTCTGCGGACGTCGCTGGAACCGGTCCTGTCGGATTTCGAATCGGAATGGTCGTATTCGTGGCTGCCGCGCGGTCAGACGGTGCAGTTCGACCGGACCGCGCTGGTCCGCGAGGACATGGCCACCACGGCCGTGGCCGCGATCGGCTTGTACCGGGCCGGGATCATCAACCTCGAGGAGTCCCGCCAAATGATCGGCCAGGCCATCGTCCCCGAAGTGGGCGACACGCCCGAACCACCCGCCGCCCCTGTCGTCGTGGCGGCCCCCGATACCGCCGGAGGTGTGGCCGCATGAGCTCGCCCACGATGCCCAGCGAAATGGAGCACCGCGTCTTTGCGACCACGGTGGCGTTGCGCGACGTGGCCACGACGGCGCGGGGCCCGTACCGGTTCCTCGAGGGGATGGCGGTGCCTTACGACCAGTGGGTCGATATTTACGAGTGGATGGCCGAACGCCACGCCGTCGACAGTTTCAAACGGTCGACGAACGGCGGCGCCGGCCATCACGCGCCGCTCCTGCTATTCCACGACAACCGCCAGTTCCCCATCGGCCACGCCGAATCGTGGCGGCACGGCGCCGACGGCATGGTCGGGGTGTGGAAACTGAACGGCACCGATAACGCCCAACAGGCCGCCGAGCTCGCCGCCAACGGCGATCTGACCGGCTTGTCGGTCGGCTTCCAAGACGCCGTCACCCCCGACATCGAAGAAGACGCCGCCGGCAAACTATGGGTGACCCGCATGGAATCGCGGCTCCTCGAGGTGTCGGTGACGCCCACGCCGGCGTTCGCTGACGCGGCGGTGACGATGGTCCGTACCGCCACCCGGCGGCCGCCGCCACCGGCGCTTGAGGTGGATCGTTGGCGCGAAATCGTCGAAGGGTTACGATCCGGCTAGAGCGACGCTCGCGGCCAACCCCGCACCGTCCCCCGACTGTCAGCCCGGCCTAGTAGCCACCTGGCGGCCACGGACAGGTTGCACGTCTGGCAGGCACCGCCGGCTGCTACCGGAACCTGTCATCGGGAGGTTGTGCCGTGAACCCTGTACTTGATCGTCTACGCGATCAGCGCTCCGAGCAGATGGCGGCGATGGACTCGATCCTCGCCCAAGTCGACGACCGCGACCTGGTCGACGCCGAAAAGAGTCTCTTGACGGCGTCGCAGCAACGCATCGCGGAGCTCGACGCCCAGATCGCGCCGCTGGCCGACTACGAGAACCTGCGCCAAGCCCACACCGACGCCGCCCCGCACCCCGCCAGTCGGCCGGCGGCGCAACCGCGCCGGGTTGATGGTGACGGTCGCAGCTTCGAATACCGCTCGGCCGGCGCGTTCGTCGTGGACCTGCTCAAAGCGCGGGGCATCACCGACCGCAACGTGATCGACCACGAGGCCGCCGCGCGCATCACGCGGGCCGTAGCCGACCAGAAAACGACGGACACGCCCGGGATTCTGCCCACGCCGATCGTCGGCCAGGTCGTCAACCTGATCGACGCCACCCGGCCGTTCGTGTCGAGTCTGGGCGGCGCCAAAGGGATGGGCAGCATTCCCGGCGCGACGTTCTCCCGGCCCAAGATCACCCAGCACGCCTTGGTGGGCCAGCAGACCGCCGGCGCCAACGAAAAAACGCAGCTGGCATCCCAGAAAATGACGGTTTCGCCGGTGACGTTCACGAAAACCACGTACGGCGGCACCGTCGACATCTCCCGTCAGGACATCGACTGGACGTCCCCGTCGGCGTGGGACATCCTCGTTCAGGATCTCGCCAACGTGTACGCCGTACAGACCGAGACGGCGGCGTCGGCGGCGTTCAAAGCGGCCGCCACGGCTACGCCCGTCGTCGTCGCCACCAACGATCTGAAGGGGTGGACGCTGGCCATTTACACGGCCGCGATGCACTCCTACGCCGGTGGGCTGATGATGCCCGACCGGATTTGGTGCTCCCTGGACGTGTGGGCCGCGCTGGGTTCGCTCGTGGACGTGGCCCGGGTCGTGCTCCCCGCCGACGCCGCCGTCGGCGGCGACTCGTCGGGATCGGGCGACATCGGCGGGAGTTCCCTGGCCAATTTCCGCGGTGACCTGCTCGGCGTGCCCCGCATCGTCGTGCCGACGTTCGCCGCCGGCACGTGCATCATCGGGCCGAGCTCACTGTTCGAGGTGTACGAACAGGTGATCGGCCTGCTGTCGGTGATCGAGCCGTCCATCCTGGGCGTGCAGGTCGCCTACGGCGGCTATGTGGCGTTCGGGACGTTGGCCACCCCGGCGTTCATCCCGCTCACCATGCCGGCCGGCATGCCGACGTTCGCCGAGACCGAGACCGACGAGGCGGCGGCCGATGAGCGGCCGGCGGCGAAGGCTGGCAAGTGACCTGGACGATCAAACCGATGGGGTCGTGGGGCGCGGCGACGTCGAGCGCGCCCGCGACCGACTTTGCCGCCGCTCTGGCGTTGCCGGGCACCTGGCATTGGTATCCGGGCCCGACGACGCTGGCGGTGCGCAAGGACCAGTGGGGTGTCCTGGCCGCTACCCCGGGCGTCGATTCGGTCGTGCCGGCATCGGGGACGGCGGCGGGCGGCACCGGCGTCACGATCCGGGGGGAAGGGCTCACGGGGTCGACCGGGGTGACGTTCGGCGGCACGGCGGCGACCGGGTTCCTGGTCAACAACGACGCCACCATCACCTGCATCAGCCCGGCGCACGCCGCCGGGCCCGTCGCCGTCGTCGTCGCGAATCCGCGTGGCAACGTCACGCTCCCGACCGGGTACACGTACGTCTGATGGCCAACTGGCCGACGATGCCCGAAGTCCGGTCCTATCTGCGGCTACAGCCCGACCCGACGAACGACGGGGTCATCACGACGGCGTTGATGTCAGCCATCGATTACGGCAATCGCCGCATGGCGTACCGGTATCCGGTCCCGCCCTACGACAACGGCCTGTTGCCCGACGGCGCCCACTACGCCTGCCTGATGCACGCCGCCCGCCTGTACAAGCGGCGCGACAGTGTCGACGGCACGTTGGGGCTCGGGGATATGGGCGTGATCCGGGTCGGCCGTTTCGACGCTGACATCGCCGCCGCTTACGACGCGGTGGGGCCGATGGTGTTCGGATGAGTTGGGACCGCACCAAAGCGGCCGCCGCGTTGGCCAACGTGCTCGCCGGTGCCGACCCCGCGGCGACGGCGTTCCCGGCGCCGCCGTACACGGTGAACGCGCCCGCCTACATCGTCGGTCTACCCCCGGTCGTCACGTACAACACCGAAGCGTTCGGCGTCGACGAAGCCGACCTGCCCGTGATCTGTGTCGCCGCTGACGGCGATTTCGACACCGTCGACGGGCTGAAAGCGGCCGCCATCGCGGCGGTGGCCGCCGACCCTCACCTGGCGGGAACCGTCGCCGTGGCCGTCGCCGCGGAGGAACGCAACTGGCGGCGCATCACCGCCGGCGGCGCCCAGATGACCGCCGTTGATCTGATCATCCGTATCCGCATGTAAAGGGAGCTCGGCCATGGCCAACGCCACCAAAGATGACGCCCCGCCCGAAGTCAATCTGACGGCCGCCGGTGACCCGGTGGCGCCGGCGACGGCGCCGCTGATCCTCAACGACGCCTATTTCGAAATGTCGGGCGTCAACCTCCGGTGCACGGTCAAGCACCTCGAGGCGGCGTTCCCCGAGAACAAGGTCGTGACGATCACGTCGTTCTGCTCGGAGACGGACTATCCGGGTGTGACCAAGTGGCATCTGCGGGTGACGTTTCACCAGGACTTTTCCACCGGGTCGGTGTACGCCACGTTGGCCGCCGCGGTGGCCGCCTACCAGGCCGGCGGTACGCCGGTGGCGTGGAAAGCACGGCCGTACTCGAGCCGCATCGCGTCGGTGACGAATCCGATCATCAGCGGCTTGGCGATCCCCCAGCCGTTCATGCAGATGGGCGGCGACGCCGGCGCCGGGTCGGAAGTCCAGATCGACTGGAACCTGACGGGGCCGCCGTCGGTGGACACCGGCGCAGTGACGGCGACGGGGGCGACGTCGGGCGCGCCGGGGTATTTCACGCCCACCGGCGCGACGGTGCCGGCCAACCTGGCCGCCCTCACCGGTATCACCGCCAGCCCGGCGACGGCGTGGGCGGTGGGCCAGTATGTGATCACCGCCGACCTGTTGGCCGCCCACTGGTCGAGCTCGGCGTGGGTCGCCGGGAAAGCCTGACATGGCGCAGGCGCCCACCGTTGGTGTCGTCGGCTTGAACGCGCTCAAACGCGACCTGGTGAAAGCGGCCGGCGACCGGGGGGCGATCAACGCCGCCTTTTCGAAGGCGGGCGCCGCCGCCGTCGCCCCGGTGGCCGCCGCCGTGCGGGGCGCCCTACCGCACGTGTCGGGGACGTTGGCCGGCGACGTGCGCGTCACCGCCACCCGGTCGGGGGGCACGGTACGGATGGGACGCGCCTCGGTGCGTTACGCCGGGTGGGTCGAGTTCGGCGGCAGTCGCCACAACCCCCACGACTCCGAACGCCCCTATCTGGCCGGCGGCCGCTACCTGTTCCCCGCCGCCCGCGAGCTCGGCCCCAAAGCGCTGACGACGTACACCGCCGCCCTCGAAGGTGCTTTGGACGTCTACCCGTGGACGAACACCACCACCGATGGAGCGGCTGTCCATGACTGACATGACCCAGCCGCTGCCGCTGACGGTGCCGGCCACTGATTCGTTCGCCAAGCGCATCCCGACGCAACGCGTCATCGACGCCGTCGAAAAGGCCGAAGGTGTCCGGTTTAGCGAGACGATCCAACATCAGCCGTTGCGGGTCGTCGCGTTCCGGGCCCTGTTGCGCGACTACCCCGACCGCGACGTCACCAGCCTGTGGTTGCACTCCTATGACGTCGAAGTGGAAATCATCGAATCAAACCCTACGAACGGCACCTCGCCGACGCTCGCGCCGCCTTCCGCCGATTCTGGAACGTCGACCCGGACACCGTAGGCGACGAGGATTTCGCGGCGATGGTGCGCTACATGGAACGCGAAGCGGAAGCCATGCGGCGCGCCAGTAAGGCCCGCTAGCTGATGGCCGGCCCGTCGATCGCCGTCCGCATCATCGGTGACCTGACCGGTTTCTCGAAGTCGGTCAGCGACACCGCCACGGCCGGCGAGGGGGCCGCCAGCCGACTGCACGGCGCCTTTACCGGCGCGCTGGGCGCCATCAACGCCAGCGGCGTGCTGGGTCCGTTCGGGGAAGCCCTCAACGGCATCGACGAAGCCATATCGAAGGTGGCCGAGCACGGCAAACAGATCGGGCCGGCCATGATCGGCGTCGGCACGGCGGTGGCCGGCATCGGTGTCGGCTTGGCGGCGTTGGGGTCGAAGGATCAGGCCGCCCACCAACAGCTACAGCAGGCGGTGCAGGCCACCGGCAAGGATTACGAGGACTACGCCGGCTCCGTCGAAAAGGCGATCGGCAAGCAAGAGAAGTACGGCACCACCGCCGGCCAAACCCAAGACGCGCTGCGGATCATGACGCAAGCCATGGGCGACCCCACCAAGGCGCTCGACACTCTGGGCGAGGCCAGCAACCTGGCGGCGGCGAAACACGAGTCGTTGACGACGGCGGCGACGCAGCTGTCCAAGGCGTACGGCGGTAACTCCAAGGTGCTCAAAGAGTTCGGCATCGACTTGAAGCACATGACCGACGAGCACGGCAACGCCATCACCGGCGCCCAGGCCAACGCTCGCGCCATGCAACTGTTGGGCGACAAGATCAGCGGCCAGGCCGACGCGTCCGCCAACACGTTCACTGGGCACCTGTCGGAAATGAAAGCCAAGTTCGAGGATTTGGCCGCCAACCTCGGGGCGAAGTACGGGCCGGCGATCACCGCTGTCGGTACGGCCATGGCCGGCGTCGGCGCCGTGTTTCAGGCGGCGCCGGCGATCATGGGCATCTTGTCGACGGCGTGGGATGCGCTGACCGCCGCCGAATACGCGTCGATGCTGCCCTACATCGCGATCATCGCCGGCCTGGCCGCCATCGGGGTCGCCGTCTACGAGCTCGTGACCCACTGGTCGGAAGTGTGGGGTGCCATCCAAGCGGCCGTCGCCGCGGTGTGGCAATGGATCGTCGATCACTGGCCCCTGTTGCTCGACATCATCTTGGGGCCGATCGGGATCGCCGCCGGCCTGGTCATCCAACACTGGCAGGACATCACCGACGCCGCCGCCGCCGTGTGGAATTGGATCGCGACCAACTGGCCGCTGCTTTTGGCCATCCTGCTCGGCCCGTTCGCGCTCGCCGCCCTCGAGGTCAAAACCCACTGGGATGACATCGTCGACTTCTTCGCCGGCATCCCGGGCCGCATCGCGTCGGCGGTAGGGGACGTGACCAGTCTGCTTTTGAGCAAGGGCGGCGAGATCATCCAGAGTCTGATCAGCGGCATCACCGGCGGCTTCGGCTCGATCCCCGACATTCCCGCCAAAGTCCTGTCGGCCGTCGGGAATCTGTCCAGCCTGTTGTACAGCGCCGGCCGCGACGTCATCCAAGGACTGATCGACGGTATCGGCTCGATGGGCAGCGCGATCGCGGGCGCCGTCAGCAACGCCGTCGGTGGGCTGGTGGGCGGCGCCAAGAGTCTGCTCGGTATCCATTCGCCGTCGGCGGTGTTCGCGGAAATCGGCACCAACGTCATGCAGGG